ACTTTCATAACGATCAATCTTAATTGTCAATTCTGCAACTTTTTTAGTATCTTTGCGGGCAATAGCATCATCTCTAGCATTTTCTGCTATAGTTTGTTTGATAGATTTTGCTTGATAAAAGTTCCAAGTATCGTTTGCTTTGATAGTGTTAGTCAATACACTACCGCTAATACCATTGGCAATGTAAGTATTAACGGCTAATAGTGCTGCTACAACTGTGATTACCCAACCAGCTCTATCTTTGATATGCGCTTCTCTTTCGCTTCGGGAAAGAGGCTTTTTCTCTTCAGCCATGTATTTTCTCCTTATTATTGTACATACTATGTATTTAGTGATATAATCATAGTAAACCCATTACAGATAAATATTATGATGCGTATACGTGAATTATTTGAAGAAATTAAAAACAAAGAGTCTGGAAAGATGCCGCATTTGTACTTAGATATGGACGGGGTTCAAGCTGACTTCTTTGGGGCATGGGCTCAAAAACACAATGTTCCTACATACAAAGAAATCCCCGAACGAGAAGCAGATATTGAAATATTAGCACATTCTAATCCGGAGCAGGTTTATCAGTTTTTCAGAGAGTTAAAGCCATTAACAGGTGGAATGCGTATTGTTATGTGGTTAAATGACAACAAAATTCCATACACTGTGCTATCTGCTCCCTTACGTGGCCCGTTTGCAAAAAATAGCGTACAAGCAAAAAAAGACTGGTTAGATGAATTTAATTCAGGAACTAGTAACAATGCTATATTTACTGCTGCCAAGTATAAATATGCAACTCAAGAGGGTGAGCCAAACGTACTAGTAGATGATTATGGCAGATATTTAGATGCATGGACTAATGCGGGTGGTATTGCAGTCAAGCACGAAGATAGTAATGCTAGCCATACCATTGATGAACTCAAAAAGATTTACAGTCCATATCTCCATAATGCTTGATAAGCACCAGAGAACTAAAGTATAATAATACATGGCTACAAATAATCCTGGACAAGATAGAGTCCGATACGAAGTGATTACCCAACAAGATTCTGATAGTGATGATATATTGCTACCTATTCCACAAGTTCTTTTAGATCAGATGGGCTGGAAAGAAGGAGATACAATTGACTTTGGTTTGGATGAAGAAGGCCGTTATATCTTAAAGAAAATATGAGTTATTCAACACCTATGCTAACAACAAACACTACAACAGGTAACGTATTCACTGCGGGAAATGGAGGTGGTGGCAGTTCAAGTATCTATTATACCAATACTATCGGGGCTACAAATCTGTCTACTGATGTAATCATAGGTTCCAATGGTACAAGTACATTACAAGTAAAAGGTGATGCAGAATTTGAAGGTGATATCAAACTTAACGGCAAAAGTCTAGATGAGACCTTGACTAAAATTGAAGAACGACTGGCAATTCTTCATGCAAATCCCAAGCTAGAAGAAAAGTGGGAAAAACTAAAAGAATTAGGTAAACAATATCGGGAATTAGAAACCGATATTATTGAGAAAGAAAAGATTTGGTCAATTCTAAAAAAATGATTTTTTTAGATAAATACTGTATAACTATAGGGGATAATTATGACGGTTCAATTAAAGAGTATTGCGAAAAGACCAAACACTGAAACACCTTGGATATCAGTAGACCATACTGAAAATAGTTGGTATATGACTAACCAACATTATATAGATGTTTGGCACGAACAGGGAAGATTACTTTCTACTTCCAATATATACAGCGAAGACCAATTAACAGTGACTACTACGAGAGAATTCATAGATATTGCAGCACTAGAAGATTTCCATAATGATACTATTTTGACTGAAATTAGACTTCAGCGAGATACATATCTTGAACAAGCCGGTATAGAAATAATTAGTACTGAGATTATAGAAAGTTAATTTTGGGCGAAATTTAATTGACAATAAATGGATTTATTGTTATAATACAGTCATATTAACTATGTTTTCATCCGTATGACCATGCATCTAGCACATCCCTCCCTATCAATGGGCGGTAAACGCAAAGGCAAGATTAAATTTCGCAACGCAGAGGAAGCACGTAAACACCGTGAACTAGAATCTGATTGGCTCGACCTACAAAAAAAGTGGGGAGTTGAACAGGAAACGAAGAAACGTAAACGAGCAATGGTAGCAGAACCATTAGTCTATTCATTGCCCACTCCCGTTGGGCGCACAAATACACATCACATTAAGAGTTTAGATACAGGACATTCTGGTCCTATATCTAGCAAACCAACGCCGAAGTATACAGGAACAAAGGTTAAGGGTATTTCACAAATGGCCAAATCTAATGCAGTCCCGGTTTTTAACCAAGATCATATTGTTGAGATAGCAAGAATGCGTAGATAATATACTGGTAGGTTAATGGTTGGGCTAAATAATAGTATGACTAAATTATTCAAACCTACTTATCTTTGTATCAAAACTCACACTGTTACTGGATTAAAATATTTTTGCAAAACTACTAAAAATGATTATCATTCTTACCTTGGATCAGGTATCTATTGGAGAAGGCATTTGAAAGAACACGGGTGGTCTTTTACGACAGAACTATTAGGTTTTTACATAAACAAAGAAGAATGTAATGCTGAAGCTACAAAGTTTTCAATTGATAATGATATCGTAAAAGCCGTAAGATCAGATGGTAAAAAGATTTGGGCTAATGCGATTATTGAAAATGGTCTAGATGGCGGTGCTACTTGGTATGGGCCCCGACCACAAGAAATGATTGATCGGATTGCTGCAAAAAATAGAGGAAGAAAACGTTCACTTGAAGTCCGTGAAAAATGTAGGCAGAATAGCCTATTGGGTACTAAAAGAAAATCAGGAGAATGGAATCAGTCGGAAGAATCAAAACAAAAAATTAGAGAAAAACGAGCATTACAAGTAATAACCAAAGAATCCAGAGAAAAAGCTGCTGAGAAGTTGAGAGGTAAAAAAAGACCTGATGTAAGTATCAGACTTAAAGGTAGGAAGCACACAGCCGAAGCAAGAGAAAATATGCGAGTCGCCCAACAAAATAAGGGGCCACTAAGTGAAGATACAAAACAAAAGATAAGAGAGAAAAGAAAATTACAAGTATTTACTGATGAAACTAAAAAGAAACTGTCAGGTAAAGTTATAGTAGTTGATAAACAAGGAAATATGTTGAAAATTACAAAGGAACAATATTATGCACAAGTTGGTGAAAAAGATGCATGGGAATGGATCTTTCATAGAAACAAAGAAGCAATGAAAAGGAAATTAAAGTGAAAGAAGAAGGAATTAAGATGGACGGTAAGGTAATAGATGTATTACCCAATGCTATGTTCAAAGTAGCGATGAACCCAAGTAATGTGATTACTGGTTACATCAGCGGTCGTATGCGTAAGCACGACATTAAAATATTGTTGGGTGATACTGTTGAAGTAGAATTTTCACCTTACGATTTGACTAAAGGCCGTATCACACGGCGTAGATAATGCATCTAGAGGTGATCAGTAAAGACCGTGCTACTAGATTTGTTAGGGAAACTCATTACAGCAAAGTAATGCCTAAATTAACAAAACACTTTTTAGGATGTTTTATCAACGATCCTGATAGTGTTTTTGAAAATGATAAACTAGTCGGGGTAATCACATTGGGTTGGGGCACCAGACCCTTGCATACTATTCAAAAGTTATTTGTTGGATATACTAGTAATGATTACTATGAAATAGGCAAAATGTGTATGAGTGAAGAAATGCCACGCAATAGCGAAAGTCAAATGCTCAGTTTAACAATCAATTGGATGAAGAAAAATACCCCAGAAAAGAAATATCTTTTCACATGGGCTGATGGCATTGTTGGTAAACCAGGATATGTTTATCAAAGTGCTAATTTCTTGTATGGTGGATACATCTGGACTGAAGTGTATGTAACTGACAAGAATGAGAAGATTCACCCAAGAACTATGCAGGGTCTAGGGGAGAAAAAAGAAGGTCAGTCGTATGGCTCTAGACCTGATTTTACCGCACGACAACAACTAAACTTAAGCCGAGTATGGGGCAAACAGTTTAGATATATCTATCCAATAAACAAACCAGCTAGAAAATACTTAAAGAATAGCACAGTATCTTGGGATATAAACTATCCCAAAGATAAAGATTTAGTCTGGGATATACTACGTCCCGGAGCAACTGACAAAGAACAAACAACAGTTATGCCTTTTGTGCAGACCGGTTACATTGAGATGCAGAAACAGTAATAGATTCCCCCGCATACGATAAATATAATATGCGTGACATTATTACATTAATTGAGGAAAAAAGTAAACCTCAAGACATAGAAATTATACCCCTAAACTTCACTCCGGCTGAAGTCAGTCCTGTACTGTCTAAAGACACATTGGATCTACACTACGGGAAACTAGCGCACGGTTACGCCGAACGCTATAACAAAAAAGAGGGTGATAGAGATTTCAACTATGCAGGAGCTTTCTTGCACAATACACTATTCCCCCAATTCCGTGAAATAAGAAAAAATAACAAACCCAACGGCCCTATGTACGGATTCATCAATAAACACTATGGTGACTATGATAACATGAAGTCTGAGTTTGAAACTGTGTTTATGAAGTTAGAAGGATCCGGTTGGGTGTATCTAGCAACTGATGGTAAGATTAAAACAATCAAGAACCATGAAGTACGCAATGATATATTATTGTTAGTTGACCGATGGGAACATGCTTGGATATTAGACTATGGTAGTGATAAGAAAAAGTATTTAACCGAACAGTGGAAGATCATAAACTGGAACGTGATCAATACTAGGTGGGGTAAGAGTTTATGAGAGCAAACGAATTTCTAATTGAGACTACTGTTGATGAAATGGCGCTTAAACAATTCACCCCAATGGGTGACTTTGATAAGCCAGGTCCATTCAAGGGTGTTGACAAGCGATTAGTACCTCATCCTACTAATCAATTAAAAACTGCAAAATTCTTTGAACAAACCCCATATGACTTTAGATTGTTCTTTAGTAACATTCCTGGCACAGGTAAATATAGTCAGACTGGTCCTGTCAATACACAACAACTACAACAGATGTTTGGAGAACAAGCACAACCTATCATTGAAGGCAGTGAAGATGCTATCACAGTAGTCTTTGTTGGCAACAGTGGTGATAGCAAAGTGATGATGACACCATGGATCATGGCACATAGATTTGGTCATGCTATTCAAGCTGGTGTTCGTAGAAATAGTGGTTGGAGTACTTGGCAAGAAGCTGAGAAGCATTTCTTTACATCAGTCAATACCATGCTAGCTGAATACTATGGTAAGCAGGCTAGAACAGGATTTGGCACAACCGCTCCAATGAAGGGGGACTTGACTCCAGAATACAAT